CTCTCGAAGAGCACATCCGACCGAATCGATGGACTTGTCGAGGATTTCTCGAAGCCACACGTTCTTAGTAATCGAAGGCAGGTTTTTCGCGATAGCATCCTTGATTAACCTTCGTTGGTCTTTTGGTCTGTCAATCGGAATTGAGTGTGGGTCAATCAAAAGTGCGGAGAGATCTGGTTTCCGCGTTGAGTAATCTCCTCTAATGAGCATTCTTAAGTCGGTAGTTACAGTCGGTATAGTGCGGCCAAGCATTTTAATAGCGGTCACGTCCCACGACAGATCATCTACCTCACCTCGGATGTAGTACTTGGTAAACGACTGCACGGGAAGACCGCCAAGACTCCCCGGGAGAAGGAGAGCGAACGATGTCACTCGGTGGTTCGTGCGAAATAGACTCCTCAGGTATGGTTTCTCGAACCTGTACACGGGACTGTTTATCCAGCTAGTTATTAGTCTACACAGTTGGAAGGTTTGCCAGTAGTGACCAAGTAAGGATTCCGTCAGTGTGTTCGCGACCATTCCTGACGCTGAGCATACTCCTGAGATCTCGGCTGTCATAGATGGGACGTCGGAGTCTTCGCGTCGGAAGGTGCGGCTCGCGAACTTAAGAGTGAACAAGTGGTGTACCCCAGACACGTACAACTCTTTGCTGTAAGTAATAACTGTTGTGGAGTCAATACACTCTTCCGGTTTGACCGTGTGGTTCATAAGTTTACAGTAAAATTCGAGTTTCGAGAGAAGTCTAATTAAGCCTTGTTGCAACGGAGTATCCGAGGGAAATGTGATTGCCATAATGTGATTATCCCCCTGTCCAGCTAGCAGGAAGGATATTCGAAGCCCCCTCACAGCTGCAAATATCATTGCGATTGTAACTAATGTCCATAGTTTTTGCTGTATTCCTTCGAAACCTCCTAGGTGACTCCGCCAGACTAAACTGCTCTCCGGCCATTGGGACGCGTGGAGGCCAGGTGTGACCCCTTCTGGACAGCAATCTTTATCTGTCATCACGATGGTGGCCTTGGCGAAGAAAATGTGAGCTTGTGACCACGTCCCCGGCATACCGTAACAGTCCTCAATAACCTTCGCGATTGGTCGAACGGTCTCGTCGCGCATCACTAAGTTCCATCGGGAGAAGTCAGTCTCGAGAAAACAGCTTCTCTTGTTGGAGCGAGGTTTTGAGATGTCGTATAGCCTCCTTTTCGTCTCCGTGGACGACATTGTCATTGTTTGTTGCGGCACGTAATCTTTCATGAGTTGTTCTCCGAGGTTGTACTCAATCAACGTAAAGAAACACCTGACAGAGAGCGGTAGTTTACAAAAACAACGAGCAGCACGCTTAAGTTCTCTTTCTTTTTGTGTAAGCTCGACAATCATCTCGTCGCGTGTGAATTTTCCGGCAGAGAGTCTTTCAACGATGGCACGCATATCGATCTGCTTCTCTCGTAGTGCAGCAAGGAGCAATCTCTTGTCCGCCTTGTCGCCACCATGCCAGAAGTTAGCCGACTTGTCCGCACCAGGACAGATTGCTTTGTCGTCGAGGAACTTGAGATAATCTTCTGAATAATCAAAGTCAAGGAATTGTCCGAATTCGACGTGGTCTAGGTCGGTTTGTGGATACACGCTCATCGGTAAGGATGTTACTCTAGATTGCCACAACCTGCGAAGTGTCGTTCCGGGAGCAGGCTTAAGTGCTAACGGCGGCCACGTTTTGTGTTTCTCAATGTATGCCGCAAGAATTGTGTGTTTAAAAGCGCGGAGAGAGCGCATTACTTGCATCGGATGGACGAACCCATAATTAGTTGCCTCGGCTTTAACTGAGGCAGCTGAAAGGTGAGGGTCGACAGTCGGGTGCCCCGAAAGCTTAATCAAACCAAATAACTCTGCACAGTCCGACAAGTTGTCGACTCTTCTAGCTATAGCGTCTAGAGCTAGTGCCGACGAAATCTCACCGTCAATGTTACGTTCCTTGCTTTCAAGTTTTCTCAGGGTACGCAGGTAGGATGTCACAGGAAGGATATCTCCTCCGGATATCGTGTTGAGGCGGGCCTTGAATATCGATTCAGGCGCCTTCACTAGCTCGTAGCCACC